GGAAGCTCTTAATGAGTCCATGTATCGCCAGGCCGCGGGCGTAGTCGCGGGGGCCCCTTTTTGTGGGGGGGGGCCAGCCCCAAGTGGGTTCGCTACCTCACAAATACTTATGGACCGTGTGGTCCACCCTCTAGCACCAGACGACTGGGGGGATTTCGGGGCACACCACATGTGGGTGTGGCCCGACGGTGGTCTTAAGGAGGACCACCTGAACCAATGGGCGTGGAGCACTTATGTTACTCTTTGTGCCCTTGGTTTTCCAGTGTGCACGTTGCTGTATTGGACAGCTCTTGCCGTTTCTGGTCATATCCTTGTTGAGGTTTTTACGTTAGTGATTTTTGTTGACTTTGTTAACGTTATCCGGTTGTATATCTTGAAGATGCCGGCCCTCAACCTTTGGTGGTCTCGGCGACGTACTTCATATGTTGTTAAACGTATGTTGCTCGCTGCTTTGCTTCTTAGCTTGTTTACAAGGGCTAATTGCGAAGAACTCGTGTCCACTGACCATACAGATTGGGCTGAAAATGTTTCTCGCGTCCTTGCGAGTTTAGGCCCGTTCCTCACGTACCTATCGATTGTGTGGTTCGTTTACCGCGTTTCATGTGCGGTTGATGCCATCACCGTTAATTTGCTCGACATTCCTGTTTATGTTAGGTCAGTTGCAAATGAGTATGTTAGAGTCAGTGGTGTCATTTCCGCTGAGTATGGTGCGCTTAAAACTAAATGTGCTACAGGTTTAGTTTTTGCGCTTAACGAGTACAACTTGATGCGCCAGCGCGCGTTAGATTATTTCGATTTTATGCGCTGGGTGTCTTGGGGGGGTATAGCTTTATCCTTTGTTCTGCCTGCCTTTTGGTTTTTTAGAGGTGGTCAAGTCACAGCGTATCCCCAGTCCAATGAGTGGCGATCAACAACAAATCGGTTTAGTTCTTTTTTAACTGGATTGTTGTCGTTTCTTATGCTCCTTCTCGCTCCCATTTATGGTGCTAAGAAGATGGTGTTTTGGATCAAGCCAATGCTCGAGCTGTTGAGGTCAACGGCCTATGCTACTTGGTTTGTCCAGTGGTTTGTTAATTGGATGTATGGTGAACAATCATTCGATGATTTGCCGAGGACTGAACAAGATCTTCGCAAAGCGACGGAAAATTTTTACCACATCCCTCGCTCAGCTTATGATTACTCCAATATCCACCCTGTTGTGGCCAAGGCCATGGAGGAGGTATTGGTCGAATCATCTGAGGATTCAAGCTACGATAGTAGTGGTGGCACCACTTTTAGTGGCAGCACGTCATCATCTTCAAGCAGTGATGATTCACTAGACAAGGGTAAAGGCCATAGTGACAATGAACCACCTGTTAACGTCGAGCGCCTTGAGAGTGAGCTCCGAAGCACTGTTAAGTTGGATCCTTATGGTGACGCTATATATGCCTTTGCCGACCACTTTGGTATATCACCTGAAGATGCTTATCAGTTCATTGTTAAGAATAATTTCAACAAGAAACTTGCTTTTGTTGCATCCCTTTCAGGTGATTCAGACCCTCGTAGACTCGTTTTTCCTCAAGAGGTATTTGACTACGCTTACGAGCATAAGGTCACCTATGTTGAGGCTTTTATTGAAATCTGCAACTCAACCGTTTTTCAGGTTTTGGAGCAGATGGTGGGGTTAGGTCTTATTTACGATGGTCATAAGGGTGGCCTTCGTAGCGCTGCCGAGAGAGCATCTAATAAGTACGGTCCCTCTAAACCTTTTAATAAAGCGAAGCCCGAAGCTCCTTCTTCTTATTTTGTCGCAAGTTCCACTGGTCCTTTACCGGGTGATCGCGATGTGCGTAGGAAAAAAGACAAAAAAGATCGCCATGAACGTAAGCGCGGCAAGTCTAATAAGAAGAAAGTGGCCAAACCCCAAGTTAGTGGTGAGGAAATGACTCCTGAGGAGTATGCTGAATTTATCCGAGAAACAGCCACTCGTTGGGAGGAATTTAAGCAGTGGCAAGAAGCTCGCCGCGCTTACCATGAGCAACAACAGCGTGAGTCTTACAAGCGTACTCCTAGCGAAAACCATTATAGGTGGCGACCAGCGCAGGAGTATTATGCACGCAAGTTGCAGGAGGCAGCTGATTGCAATCCTGGCACCACAACTTTGTGTGTGCTTTGGGAGGAGCTTAAGCGATTTGCTCGCGAGCATCCTTACCAGACCGCTGCTATTAGCGGGGCTATAATTGCCAACATTCTCAACTTTGTTTATGTGGCTTACACCAAGGAGGATGACGACCATGAGTCCTTCACGGAAAAAGTTCTTAATGTTGCTCCAGGTCAAAGTCGTGGCGCTAGACGTCGCCGACGCGCTGCTCGACGAAAGTACACACCTTCTGGTAGCGCTGAGGAGGACGGTGAGTACGATGCGTACGCACATGATGAAGATTATCGCCAGCGGCCCAAAAAATATAGGGCTTACAAGCAATCAGTTGTTGATGTCTCTACTTTGTCCGATGCTCAGCTTGAGCGACGTGTTGCTGAAGCAAAACGTCGTACGTATTCTTCTTCTGAGCGGCAAGCAGATTTGTTAGAAAAGCTTGCCCTTGAGAAGTTTGCTAATGCAACTGCCACTCCTCAAGCGCTTAATTACTCTCATCTTAGTAGTGGAGTTTTTAAGTTTATGAAAAACGACAAGTACATGTGCTCGGCCACCGTTGTTGGTGGCTATGCTTATGTTGTCCTCCACGCAATTGGCGAGCGTGATGACAAGTATGTCATCACTAACCACGCTGGCCATTACACTCTTCCTGGTCCTAGGCTACAAATAGTGAATAAGGAAATGGCTCGATTTCCAATAGGAGCTGCTAGCCCCTTTAAGAAACGCCATTTGAGGTGTCTTACCAAACCTGAAATAGTTACTGTTTTGGGTTTTGGCACCGGCCAGGATGAGCAACCCGATGCTCTTATTGGCTTCGCTGCACCATCTGGTTGGTGTAATGCTGACACTCGTTATGGCGATTGTTCAGCGCCCGTTTTGGATCGTGACGGGCATATAGTCGGATTCTGGACCCACGGCAATGGGAAGGGATTTGGTCGCTTCGAGCCAGTCACTGCCGAATTTATTGAGAGTATTGGCCAGGAGCATATTTCTCAGGTTGGGATGGATTTTCAGTCCCGCCCCCTCTCCCCACAGTTCTAATAGAGAGGCCGTTCTATGAACGGTATCCCTCGCTCTACTGTGTGAGGGATGGGGCTTCCATTTTCTCGGAGGATGCTTGCATTTCCGAGCTTACTGAGAAGTACCTTGAGAACGATTTGTTCGTTCTCGTGGGGCAGATAAAGCGCTTTCCCCGTTATGTTAACAAAAGAGCGCTGGACCCCAATGTCAAGATGTTCTTGGAGCTTGAAGGGATTCATATTCCCGAGGATTGGCTGTTGCCGCAGCCAAATCCTGAAGCCGCCTACAAGTCCTTAGCCAAGTACGGAAAGTCGACCTTTTATTTAGACGAGGAAATGACTGAGGACATGAATTTGGCGTGGGGTTATGTTTCGCGCCATTTTTCTCCATACATGAGCGGCAGTCGCGTTATGTCTCTTGTAGAGGCTGTTGACAAGCTTGACATGACAACGTCTTGTGGCGCACCTTTCAACAGCGTGTATACCACCAAGCGCGAGTTGTTTGACGGCGACTCCACCATCGTTTCTTGGCTTGAAGGTGATTGGGAGCGTCTCGCACTTGATCCTCATTGGACTTGTTTGTTTACCAATTCTTTAAAAGAAGAAATACGTCCTGTTGAGAAGGTGCTTGACAATTCCATGCGCACTTTTTTGTCCGGCGCAGTGGACGCCACTGTCCATGGCACGCGGTTGTTTTGTGATCAAAACGAGAAGTTGTACGCAGCTCATTTTGTCACCTCTTCAGCTGTCGGCATGTCACCTTATTATGGTGAGTGGAACCGTATGTACCGCTTGCTCAGTGTTTTTGAGCAAGGTTTTGCGCTTGATGAGTCTCAGTATGACTCTTCTTTGCGAGCTTATATGATGTGGAGTTGCGCCCGTTTTAGGTGGAGCTGTTTGCGCGAGGAGGACCAAACTTCAGACAATTACGCTCGTTTACGAACGTATTACCGTAATATTGTTAACACGTTGATAGTCGATCCAGAGGGCGTTTTGTATCTCAAGAAGGGTGGTAATCCCTCGGGTTCCGTTAATACCATCACTGACAATACGCTCGTGTTGTACGCCCTTATGGCTTATGCGTGGATTCGTTTGGCGCCAGAGGAATTCTCCTCGTACGAGTGTTTTGAGGATCACACCAGCAAGTTTTTGGTTGGTGATGACAACACTTGGACAGTCTCAGATGACGCCATTGTCTTCTACAACGCAAAGAACATTATCGCTGAGTGGAAGACGTTGGGGGTCACCACTACTACTGATAGTTTGGAACCTCGCCACCCCGCTGATTTAGACTTTTTATCAGCGCATACAACTTTTATCAACGGTATCGCCGTTCCCATATACAACTCTGAAAAGTTGCTTGCTTCTCTTTGTTACCATAAAAAGAAGAAGATTGGGCCAGTTCAGAGTTTGGATAGGGCCACTGCAATGTTGACTGTTGGGTGGACCAACAAGCGCTTTCGCTCGTTTTTGCGCCGGTATATTAGTTGGCTAATACGGGAGTACGACCAGGTCATGTGCGGAGACACAGATTGGGTTGCCGCTCGCTCGCGTGCTTTTCCGGATGAGTTCTACTATCGCCTTTATTTGGGCGAAGTTGTTTATCCACAATCTTATTCCGGAGATATTGTAAAGTTGTGCCAGCCGGATAAAAAAGATATGGATTCTAAACGAAAGAACCAAAAGAAAAGCAACGCGCAGGTCAATAAGAGCAAGCCTGCGCGCCAAGCCGTTATTGCTCCTGTTAGGCGAACTGGCCCACCCAAGCCCGTTCAACCTAAAAAGGCGTTGGTTGTTACTCCCAAGCAACCAGTGCCTCCTCCAAGTAAGAGGAAGTTGGGGAAAGCCAAGCCCGTTCCCAATGCCCCCCCCAATGCTCGTTTTAATGACGATTATGGGGCACGCCTTGGTTCCGTTGTTGGTGAGGGATTACAGTCCTTTGCCAACTGGCTGGGTGTTGGCGATTATGTTGTTCGTAAGAACAGCATGATGGGACAAATGTATTTGTCCCCGGGTGGTCCCAAGGTACGTCGCAATGTTGACGGTTCTATATCGTTGCGTCACTGCGAATACTTTGGCGAAATGCTTTCTGGTGGCGCTGGAGAGGTTGTTCCCTCACCGTTCACCAGTAAGTCTTACGCACTCACGCCAACTAACTCAGCTTTGTTTCCTTGGCTGTCACAGTGGGCGGGACAGTTTCAAGAGTTTACCTTTGACGGGGTTATCGTTGAGATACGTTCTGAGACTTCTGAGTACACGCAGAATTCTTTACTTGGCTCCATTTTTGCAGTTGTTGATTATGACAGCTCCACTAAGGTTTACTCTGACAAGATGAGTGTTTTGGATTCATTTTGGGGAGTTTCCACTAAGCCAAGTCTTAACCTTATAGCCCCTTTAGAGTGCTCTAGTTCGGAGAGCCCCGATATCCACAAGTACGTGCCTGCCAATGGTGTTGTTCCAGCTGGTTATGACCCAAGGCTGTATTCTTTAGGCAACCTTTGGCTTGGTAGTTACGGGTTGCCTGTTTCCGGTGCCCCGGTTGGAGAGATGTGGATTCACTATGACATCACTTTATACAAGCCAGTTCTTAACCCGTCAGCTGGTGTTACGTGTTTTCATGCCGTAGCATCTTTTGCCGGAGGTTCTTCCCCTAAGTATGTTACGCTGCCATTGGACCCGTTGTCAAAGGATTGTATTGATTCTTTCACATTTGCGGCTGACGGCTCCGCCGTTCTTATGTCACTTGTGCTCGATTCTAAGGTCGCTGGTCGGTTTATGTGCTTTGTGCATTTTAAGACCAGCGATTCTGCGCAGGCGGGAGGCGCTCCCGAGATTAGCTTTACTGGCATGTCAGAGGCTCCTAATGCAACCAATACAGCTAACAATTGGTTCATGGGCAATCCTGCTAACCCAGCGTTGGCTGCTGTTTCCACGGTCACTGGTTACTCGTTGAATACTGGTGACGGTTATTACCACGCCTTTTACGTTTCAGTATTTGACCTTAGCGGCGGGGAAGCTATAGGGGAAGGCGCGACTTTTGGTGCATATTCCCCTGTTTCTAGTTTGTCCTCGAACATAGGAACATCCATTGAGGTGTTTTTTACGCCTCTTAGTCCCGTTATCTTTTAGATGCGGGTTATCGTGGCGACTAAGTCCAGCTCACAACTGGCGCCCTTTTGTCTGACAGTGTGGCCGTCCAATGGCTTAATTTGGAGGTGGTTGCTAACCCAGTGGCGTAGTTTGGCTCACAACCAGCACTGTATTTGCCTGACAGAGTGGCTCTCCCTGAGGTTAAAGTGGGGGTGGTGACTCACCCGGTGGCGTAATGTAGTTCACAACTACTACCGTAATTGCCTGACAGTGTGGCTCTCCCGGAGCATAAACAGGGGGTGGTTGCATACCCGTTGGTGTCGTTAGGACCCCTCTCCCTGAGGTTAAAGTGGGGGCGGTGACACACCCGTTGGCTGCGAAATTCGCCCGGTCCCTAAGTGAAGGTCAAGACTTCCACCATATTAAGGTTAAAATGTTGGTCAGACGCAGACTGTGCGTCCCCTAGTGGGGGGTTACTCACGGGTTCCAAAGTGTGGTTGACAACCAACACCCTATTGAGTGGCGCAAGGTGAAGATACTTGCGTCCGCTGATGACAGAGTCACTCTTCCGAGAGGTTAACACGGAAGGTTCCTAAATCAAGCTCAAAACTTGTACCTATTTTGGATGAAAGTTGGCCCGGTGGAGCTTCCACCCGCTCTAGCTAGTGCGTTAACTAGCCATGTCGCTTTTTGATTACATCATCAAGTGGTTCTGAGGAGCCAGGAGATAATGGGAACCATTAAGCGGCGTTTCCCCGTACTTATGTATGGAGGTCCTCTTGCCTAGCAATGATAGCGACGGAGTTTCCGCTATATGAGACCCGGGTTACCCTGTAGTAGTTCGCAGGTGCGCTCGGGTCTTGTACCCTTGAGTGCGCCTAGTTTGAGCTCTAGTTGCTTCACCCTACTTAAAGAAAGC